CAGTCGGTATGGATCACTGGCGGCGTCAATACCGATTACTCATCGCGCGTCCAGATCGAGGGCAATTGGATACACGATTGCGCCGACTGCCAGAACAACGGAAGTGAGTATCCGGTTGGCATTAACACTGGATCAACAGAGATACGGCTCGACAACAACATCATCAACTTCGGCGGCAAGGGGATGGTCGGGCGCGGCAGCAATACGGCGGTGGTCGATTACAATTATCAGGACGACACGTTCTACGAGACGACGCCAGGCCAGATTGGCGACTACTGGAACGACATGGGGATCAACGGATCGCACTATGGCGGCACGCACCATTGGCTGTTCGAGGGCAATTGGGGCTCCAACTGCGACAATGACGAGACGCACGGGAGCGCCGGCTATCACACCTATTTCCGCAACTGGTGCACCGGCTACCGGACCCCGTTCACCGACCCGTCGATCAGCCAGACGGTCGATGATTTGGCGGGGATAGGCTACTCTGGATCGAGCGGATCGGTCCAGCCCGCTGCGCCGGGGCCGCTGCGCGCGGCAGGACCGATGGCGTTCAACTACTGGGACGCTTACGCATTTAATGTCTTAGGAACTTCTTCGACCACCTCTGGGGCAGGATGGACTTATATATGCACAAATCCCGACTCGAAATGTATCTGGCTGAGCGGCTGGACAGGGAGTGAGTGGGCGAATCATTCAGACTTAAATCTGAATGGGGTGTCGCACACTTGGGTTTTTCGTCATGGCAACTATGACTATGTGCATGGTTCCGTGTTCGACTTTGCACCTGGAAATGCTTGTGGGTCTGGGGCCGCGTGTTCAGAGACGGCGCCGAACAGTTTCTTCCTTGCCTCGGCGCCCGCATTTTGGCCGAGCGGCTCGACCAACTACCCTTGGCCGTGGGTGACGCCGACCGCAGGAAGTCCTATTCAAGCGAATAGCCTCGGCGGCTCCGGTCTTCCCGCCAAGGCGCGCTGGGACGCCGGGACGCCGTTCGTGCAGCCATGAGGACGATGTGATGGCGACCAGCGGCACCTTCGACTTCGCTCCCTCCGTCGGCGAATGCGTCCTCAATGCGCTCTCGCGCATCCAGATCCGGGGCCCGATGGTGAAGACCGAAATGCTTCACCAGGCCACCCTGGAAGCGAATCTGCTTCAATCGGAATGGTCGAACCGGGGCCCGAACCTCTGGACCGTGGACGAACAGGAGATCGACACGGTCCCAGGCTTCGCCACCTATCCGGTCGACCCCTCGACCGTCGCCATCCTGGAGGTGACCCTCGGCCAGGGCGATCCGCCCAGCGAAAACGAGATCCTCCTCACCTCGATCTCGCGCGGCCAGTACATGGCCTATCCGAACAAATCCACGCCTGGGCGGCCGACAAGCTACTGGTACGACATCCTGATGGCGCCGACGATTACGCTCTGGCCGGTCCCCAACGACGTCTACCACCTCCACTTCACCCGCTATCGCCAGCAAATGGACGCGACCATGCGCGCCGCCGGCAATCCGGAAACCCCCTACCGATGGCTTGATGCTCTGTGCGCGGGCCTCGCCGCCAGGCTATCGACCCACTACAATCCGGCGCTCGAGGCGACACGATTCGCCCAGGCGGAACGGGCGTATAACTTCGCTGCCGCGCGCGACAAGGAGAACGCTCCGATCTACCTGTCGCCGATGATCGAGTTCTATACGGCGTGAAAAGAGGCTTGAGATGGGCTGGGCTTCGCAGAGCGGAAGGGCGGTAACCAACCCGGAGCATCCGCGCGCCTTCGCCGTCTGCGACAATTGCCGGTTCTGGTACAACCACAACAAGCTCAAGTGGCAGCGGGAGTGGGCTGGCACCCAGATCATCAACAAGGGCTTCCTGGTCTGCGATACATGCCTGGACCGGCCGAATCCGCAGCTTAAGGCGCGGCTGATGCCGCCGGATCCGGTGCCGATCGCCAACCCTCGGCCGGAAGGCCACCTCTATCCTGGCCCGGTCAGGCGCTTTGGGGTCGAGCCGTCGACGCCGCGCGCCGCGATCGCCACCGAGCGGGACGCCTCCAGAAACTTCCCAGCCGGCGCCCCGATGGAGATCGAGCCATGAATGCGCCCGTCAATCCTCCCTATGCGTTCAGAGGCCCGTTCGGCCGGAAGACCGTGGAGGCGGCCACGTCTGTTCGTACGACGCCATTGGACGGCGTCCCTGGCCCGATCGCGGAGGAGATCCCGATCAGTCAGCTTCCGCTGGCGGGGCCGCTGAGCGGCGCCGAATATGTCGCAGTGGTGCAGAACGGGGTCACCAGCCGAGCGACAGGCAGCGCTGTCGCCGCGTCAGGACCACCGACGCCAGGTCCGGCTGGCCCGCAGGGACCGACGGGTTCGCAAGGGGGGCAGGGGCCGACGGGAGCAACCGGGCCGGCGGGAGCGACGGGGTCAACCGGGCCTCAAGGACCGCAGGGTGTCGCGGGCTCGACCACCGCCATCGTTGGCCAGTTCGGCGCTTCGAAGACGCCAGCCAATCTTCCTACGAACGGCGTGATCCCGGCGAACTGGGACGCCGCAGGCGTTCCTCCCGCCCAGTTGACGATGCAAGTGAGCCAGGCCCTCCTTTACACTGTCAACCAGCATGTCTGGGTCTATGTCGGCGTCGCCGGCAACCCGGCCGGCTGGATCGATATGGGAGCGACCGTGGGGCCGGCTGGGCCACAGGGACCATCAGGCCCGACGGGCTCGACGGGCGCTCAAGGCGCGACGGGCGCTCAAGGAGCGACGGGACCGGCGGGACCAACGGCGGTCAGCGCGAATGCCGGCAATCAGGCCAGCCTTGGCTCAGACAGTCTGCTTTTTGTCCCGCACGATGCGAGCAAGCTCAACCTCACGGGCGGAACGCTGACCGGTAATCTGGCGATTACGCCAGCGGCTGCGGCGACTTTCGCAATTAATGCGCAGGGAGCGGGGAACGGCGCGACGTTTTCTATGAACGCGGGGTCGGGAGGGGGAGGAAACGCCCTCTTCTTTGCTCTGAAGAACAGCGCCCAGCGCTGGTCGTGGCAGATCATCGACGGCACGGCGGAAACCGGGGGCGACGCTGGGTCGAACTTCGCTATCAACAATTTCAGTGACAGCCAAGCTCAGCTCGGCACGCCGTTGGCCATTACTCGGGCGACCGGCGTCGTCACCATTCCCAAACTGAGCGCGCCGCAAGCGATTGGCGACAATCGGATCATCAACGGCAACTTCGCCATCAATCAGCGGGCTTACGTTACGAACACCGCGCTTGCCGCTGCGGCCTATGGGCACGACCGATGGAAGGCGGGAGCGGCTGGCTGCACCTACACCTTCACCGCTGCGGTTCCTGACACGACGGTGACGATCACTGCCGGCACGCTGACCCAGGTCATCGAGGCGGGGATGATCGAGGGCGGCGTCTATACGCTGTCATGGACGGGCACCGCGCAAGCTCGCGTTTATCAAGGGGCGCCCGCTGGGGCTTACGCGGCGAGCCCGATTACGACGGCGTCGCTGCCAGCCGGAACAAACACCATTGTCGAGTTCAACGGCGGGACATTGACGCGGGCCAAGCTCGAGATCGGCGCCAGCGCTACGCTGTTCAAACGGGATTCGCTGGCGAAGACCACGGCCGATAGCCAGCGGTACTACCAAAGGTTCGGCGGCGTTGTGGCTGGCGACCTGTCGGTCATGGGCTACACGGCCACCACCGGAAACGGTGTACGATACTCGTTCTCGATCCCCGCCATGCGCAGCTCCCCATCAGTGAGCATGGGCGGCGCGGCGATGACGTCGACCAACGTCCAAGCCGTCAACTTCATCGCTTCCCCAGGGGTCTTAATGATTGTGGTGTCTGGTCTCGCCGCTGGCGTGATCTATTGGCACAACGACGTCAATGTCCCGTTTGGCTGCATCATTCTGGACGCGGAGCTATGAGCTACACGCTCGTCGCAAATTCGCCTGTCGTCATCCGAGACGCGGACCAGACGCATATTCCGCCCGATCACGCCAATCGCGACCGGCAGACTTATCAAGCGTGGCTCGACGCCGGGAATACGCCTGCCCCGGCGCCGCCGCCTATGAGGGCCGAGGAGGCCGCTGACTGGCTCGCGGGCGGGCTGACTGTCAACTTCACCGGCTCCTCGGCCCCTCTCAGCGGCAAGTATGCCGTCGTGCCGCCCGACAGCGACAACATCAACGCCATCGCTACTTCACAGGCTTACGATTCAAACACGTTTCCCGGCGGGCAGAGCACGGTGATGGTTTCTACGATGGACGGTGAGGTGAAGGCCTTCGCCAAGAACGATTTCAAGTTATTGGTGAGGGCGATCCGCGATTTCACCTACGACTGCCAGCTCTACGTGATGGGGCAAGCGCCGAGCCTGCCGTCCAACGTCACCAGCAAGTCGTTGGAGCTTAACGAGGCGCCGCCCGCATGAGCTACACCTATACGACCTTCAAGGTAGCGCTGGCGATCGAGATGGCGGTCCCGAACAATGACCCTGCCGATCCCCAGTTCGCCGCCGTCCTGCCCACCCTGATCGACCAGGCGGAACAGCGGGTCTATCGGGATCTCGATCTCCTCAACGCCACCTCGAGCCAGACGCTGCCACTCACGGCCGGCTCTTCGAAGCTCGACTTCTCGACGCTGTCGCCGAACCTTCTCATCCTCGAGGACATGAACATCATTGCGCCAGCGGGAGTGACCGATCCGGAGCTTGGCGAACGGGTGCCGGCCTATCCCGTCAGCAAGGAATGGCTGCGGCAAACCTGGGGCTCGAGCGCGGTTCGGGGCATGCCCTCTTTTTTTGCCATGAGTGATGATCGTACGATCCTCTTGGGCCCCTTCCCGGACGCCGACTACACCGTCGAACTGATCGGCAAGTACCGCCCGACGCCGATCTACCTGGCGCCGCCGGCCGACGGCACCCAGTCCACCTTCCTGACCTCGGTCCTGCCCGACGTTTTCCTCGCTGCGGCGATGTGCGCCGGCACCGCCTACCAGCACAACTGGGGCGCTCAGTCCGACGATCCGCGACAGGCGATGTCCTGGGAGCAAAACTACCAGACCTTGCTGGGCTCGGCTCGAGGCGAGGAGATGCGCAAGAAATATCACGGCTGGATGAGCATGACGTCCGAGATCAATGCGGCGCCGAGCCAGCCTGGAACGCCGGGGCCGACCTGATGGCGTTCATGACTGTCAAGCTCGTGCCTGGAGTGCATGCGGAGCAAACGCCGCTTCTCCTCCAGGCGGGCGTCGTACAGTCGAACAACGTGCGCTGGAAAGACGGCCTGCCGGAAAAGGTCGGCGGCTGGAAGAAGTTTTACCCCTCGGCGCTGCCAGGCCCGGTGCGCGAGCTATGGACCTGGGCGGATCTGAACGGGCCCGAGCATCTGGCGGCCGCAGGCGGCGCCAACGTCACCGTCATTACCAACGGCGCCCCAAAGACGGTCACCCCGCAAAGCGGCGTCCGTCATCCAACCGTAATTCAAGCCACCAGCGGTTCGAAGGAACTGGTGATCACCGATGTCGGGTCGAACGCCACCACCTATGAAAGCATAACCTTGCAGACGCCCGTCGCCTTCGCAGGCGCAGGCGTCCTGCCGCCCGGCGCCTATCCGATCGCCCGCTTTATCGACGCTGACCACTACGTCATCAATCTGGCTGCGCCCTCTCCCGTCACCGTCGGCGGGACGTGCGCCACCATCACCAGCGCCAATGGTTCGGCGTCGTTCGCGGTTCATCTCTCGGGATCAACGGGCTCGCCTCCGCCTCTCCTGGCGGTTGGATCGACCTTCCCGATCGTTATTCCCACCATCGTCGGCGGGGTCACCCTGTCGGGTTTCTACAATGTCGCGACCGTAGTCGACGCGAACAACTTCACCATCCTGGCGCAGAACACCGCGACGTCCGTTCAGACCGTCAACTACGGCAATGTCGCGAGTCCAGGCTTCCAGCTCGTCCAGTGGATCATCGCCACTCAACAGCCGCAAACGCTGATCACGGCGGCGGCGGCGTTCTCCGCCGGCTACTCGGGCATCGCTATGCCGAACAACCCAGGCGCCATCGTGCCTGGCATGACGGTGGTCAACCAGACCACCGGCCAAGTGCTCGGCTCGGTCGCCTCTTATGGACCGCTCAGCGTCACCCAGGCCGCTCAGTCCTTCGCCGCTGGGCAGACGTCAATCAACATGGCGCCCTACAGCAACTCGCCGGGGATCATCCCA